TGCCATAAAACTCCTTTGTAATCAAAATAATAATACCTGGCATAGGTGTAATGTACTCAACTACGTTTTCAGATAATATATCTAATTCATCTGTAACACCGTACTCTTGGTACACCATTTCCCAAAAATCTACATCAAATCCATCTTGCATGTTACATACCAAATGCTTGTGCCATAGTAGGCATACCACCGCCTAATTGTTGTTGCATCATCTGTTGTTGTATCATCATTTCTTGTTCAGGTGTCATCTGAGGTTCTTGTGGAGTATAAAACTGTTTCATAATTTCAGTTATTGCAGCAGGATACTCATAGATAGCTATAGCAGCCATAGTTGCTGCAGCATCACCTTGTGCAGACCTAGCAAGAATAGAATCAAATAAAACTTGTTCAGCTTTGTTTTTACGTATACGTTCCTGTACTTTAGCTATATTCTCTAAACCATCAATGTTATCTTGTAATGTTTCAACGTCTATAACACCAGCTTGTAATAATTGCAATCCAGTTACAATCTTTTGTGGTTCGTCAAATCCAGCCATAACACCATAGATACGTCTAGTTTTAAAGTCACCACCAATATCATTAAGAGGTTGGTAGTTTTCAGCAAAAGCAGAACCATTAAGAAAACCTGCCATAGGTTTTTTACTAATACCAGTTGAGTAAGATACAAGAACATCTAGCTCTAATCTTTTTTGGTCCATCTCTACTAATGCTGATTTAAATATATCTCTATATTCAGAAATCATTAAAGACATAGTACTGTTAAGTTCTGATAGTCCAGCACCAGTAACAAAGCTATTAGGTGATTGGCTATCGTCAGTTACAGGATAACCACCAACCATACGCAATTGTCTTTCTAATCTATCTATCTGTTGGAATAATTGATATGGAATATTATTCATTGGTTTAGAAACTTGTGTACCAGGAGCTAGATAATTGACCGCAAATCTACCTTTTCTGTATTGACCGGATTCTATCTCTCCTGATATGTTAGTTTCTGTAAACACAGAATCTTCCATGGCTATTGCCGACATGATGTTAATTTTCGCCATCATTGCCATCAAACCAATAACATGGTCATATTGTCCTTTTAGTTGGTCAAATGACACACGCTTCATAAATACAAATGGTGGTGTTGATAGAATGTTAGGAATAAAATCTAAAATCATATTTCGTTCAGGGAATATTACATAAGTACCACCCATGTCATAATATTCAATAACTCTTACACCAGAATAAGTATTGTCTTCCCAACCTTGTTCTCTGTTGTTCTCATAAGATAAAAATGGTGTAGCATTATCTGTTTGTGCATCTTCAGCGTCTTCATCTTGTTTTAAAATTTGTTCTGCAAACTCTGGATAAATTTGTGCAAGTTTATATCTAGGTATACGTCTTAGTACTGCTAGTTCTCTTGGTTTTTGGTCTGGTCCAAAGTTTCCTGGAAATGTATCGTAAGGGTCACGTAGTTCAGCACTAGGGTAAACAAATCCATTAGTATCTCGTTTAGTTGTAATAACCCAAGCACAGTAACCATAACCAGGTAACCATCTAGCTGCTTGTTGTAACTGTCCTAATAAGTTTTGTTTATCATCATAGTTAGTAACAATACGTTCTAGTTTTTCTGCTCTAAGTTTACTTCTAGTTGAATCATTCTCATTAGGTACATCTACTCTAACCTGAGGAATACCTGAAATCTTTTGTGCAAGTCGGTCAATACCTGATTGCAACATGTTAGGAGCTGGTAATAAATCAGCATCAGAGGTTTCCATTGTATTACCTAATAATGCTTTAATACCATCCGCACCACCATTAAGAATAGCTTTTATTCTAGCTTTCTGAACTTGTCGTTCTTGAACTAACTTACCTGATGTAAGCTCAGCAGCATTCCTAATAATTTCTTGATAAGACTTAACGTCTAAATTTTCTATGCCCATGGTGCGTTATTCATGTCTGTCATCTTATAATCTCCATAACTAGGATTGTAGTCTAATCCTATATCAGCAGCATGCTCTTTTTGCATACGTCTAAAAACCTTCATTGGAAACCAACTAGCCATAACTATATCAGTTTTTTCCTTGTTTCGTTTAGAAACAGGTTTACCATCAAAGTATAACAGTTGTTGCCTGTATTGCTGTACTTTTGCATTTGACACACCATCACCTACAGGAAGATGTATACGTCTATCTTCAAATAAGTCTGCCATAGCACCTACACCATAAAGTGGGTCATGTTTGTTTTTACCTGTAAGATGTCCTTGTACAGTTATACCAGTACGTAATGTAAATTCTTTAATAGCAGCATCTTGTCTTATAGCAGTTTGAAATCCGTTTTCTTCTACTATCCAATGTCTAACATCATAATCATGTAACCATTGTGCCATTTGGTCTAACGCAGCCCTAATACCACCACCACGTTTGTTTTCTAAATCTACTAAATATAATTCACCTCTGTACTGGTCTATACCCCACAATACCGATGCTTGGTAGCCACTTGATGCAGGGTCTAGTCCAGCAACTAAATATAAATTTTTGTACATTTGACCCATAACTAAATCAGGTCGCATACATTGGTCAATGACATTCATAGTAAAGATTTGTGTACCTTCTACATATGCTTGGTTGTAATAAACCATTTCGAATGTCTGCCTACCACCTGTAGATTCAGCAGAATGCAACCTAGACATTAACCATTTGAAAGAACGTTTAGTAGGCCATAACATACACTCAACGTGTTCTTCTTCTGAATG